CTTCGCGTTTCTGGCATAGTGTTGTGCAGTCTTACCTTTTGCCATAGAGTCTACTTTTTACGAGTTCAGGATCAACTTGTGGCATGACACTAGCAAGTTTGTCTAGTGGGTTACCTTCGTAAGCAATGCCACTGATGTCGTTTGCTTTGAGCCAGTCACACGCTGCTTTTAGGTCTTGTGTAGAAGCTTCACCCGTTTTAATACGAGCAAGAAACTCTTTAGTTACAAGATTGTGCAATTCGTTAAATTGATCTTCTGTTGCTTTTTTATGCGCCATTTCGTAGTACGATTTGATCTAGTTTATTTTCGATGCGTACCATGTGATCTTCCATACGTTTCGTCATAACTGACAAATCGGCCTTAGACACATAATCTTGGGCAACGCCAAGTTCAATTGCATCTATACGCCGATCAAGACCACTGATACGATCGTGTACGTTGTTTATTCGTTGATGTAGGCGGTTGTTGAGCGCTGCTCCACCGGCTACCCCGGCTATGGCTACGCTAATTATTGCTTCCAGCATTATTTATAGATACGATTGGAACTATGTCGTTACACAAGTGTTCGACACGTGAGCCAGGTCTAAATGTAAAACCTTTTCTCATAAGGTCTGCACATTTCTCTGCTCGTATCAGCTCATAGTTGAGCCGCATCTTTTGTTCGTGTCGTTTAGCTATTGCTTTGCACTGCTCAATCATCCCACTGTCAAGCGGCACCATAAAATTGACCTGTGCACCCCAGTTAGAGTTACGAACGTAACTATCGGGATCCACAGGTCTTGTTTCATTACCCATCATAAATGGGCTTAGTGTCATTGTCGGACCATTACAGGAATTGCTCCCTGCGAAGTATTGACGAGACGGTGCTCCATTATTCTGGAATTGCACCGCTTGATTTGTGACGTTACCAGTAGCAGCGGCAACAGGATTAGAGGTATTCTGTACGCGAGGTTCATCAGCATAAGCCGGACCTACTGCGAGAAGATAGACAGCGACGAAGTAGTAGAAGTAATGTCGATGTCTTCGGTAATTGTGATGTCTTCGATTACCCCGGCAGTCCGTGTGGTGATCTCTAGTTGAAAGGGATCGCCTGCGGTATGCACCGAGAAGGTAGTCGAACCATTTGTTATGTCCCCACTTGGGGTTACGTTTGTGCCAGACCATGAGGAATAAGCTCCGCCCATGACCTCTGTTTCAATGGTTCGGTCAATGGTGGTTGTAGTAGTTGTAGTGGCCTGCATACTGCCTTGTGTAAAATTAGGCGTAACAGTCTGACCAAGAGCTACTGCTGGCGTGAAAACTAATAGTGCTAGTAAATGTTTCATTCTTTCTTTTCACGGGTAATAGAGAACGTTGCCAATGTGCCACTAAGAATAGAAGCAACATAGGTAGGGTCCATCTTCTCCATCCATCCCGCATATGATGCAGTTAAGAGTCCGGCGGACCAGACGAGGACGAGGAACTTGATGAATCCTTCTTTTTTGTTATCTTTGTCCATGCAGTTTTGATGATAGGTTTAAGCAAAGAAACAAGACGTTTGAAAACTGCAGTAGCTGTAAGGGTGGCCGCAACAGACACAGTTGCTGTGCTTACGGCAGTGACCAGAATTTCTTGACTAGGTACCGGTACATCTTTGTCGATGATAGGTACCGTCACATAGTCCATCTCTGGTGCTTTAGGTGTATTGGTTGTAGGTGTATTTGGTTGTTGTCCTTCTAAGGGTTTCCCTTTGACTCCAGGAGGCGCTCTAAGGCTGCTAGGAGGCACCACAATGGGCTTGTAACTAGGTACATGAGCATCTGGTACCTCCAGTATCGGAACAGGCAATGCAAGCGGTTCTGGGAGGGCCATGTAGGGAAGCTTAGGTGGCTCCCCTAAGTCCATCAGAGTTTAGGAGCAGGGAACAAACCGTTGCGGATAAACTCAACGGCTTTGTCATCAACTTCATTATCCGTGGACTCCACCAGTTTGGTGAGCATGTCAACGATAAGAAGTTTTACTTTGTCAGAGTTCAGAAAGCTGAACAGGATTGGACGAATAAGGGTGATCATAATTAAGAAGATGGCTTAGTTGGCCAGGTAGGGTTTTGAGGATCGGAAGTGTTAGCAGGGAGGTCACGCAGTGCTTGACGGTATGCACGCATCCCATCGCTAAGGGTGCGGTCAGGGAGTGCGTACACATCAGTTTCTGCAAGCAAGCGGTTCCTCTGACTGCGAAGAAGCTGTGGAGCAATTTCAGTTGCATAAGCGTTGCGTGCTGCTTCTTCCTCAGCAGTTAAGTCAACAACAGTTGTTTCTCCAGTTTGGACGTTAGTAAAAGATTGAGCAGTCATAATTAAGATTCAGTGTAATAGCTAACATCAGCAGTGCCTTGAGTGAAAGAACCAGCGCTTACTCCCAACGCTACTCGATCAAGAGTGTTGACGCAGTCAACGGTGCCAGCAGCAAAGAAGTGATAATCAGGGTTGTTGTCTGTATGACCATGTGCGCTAAAATACCAATGATCATCAGTCATCCTGTACAGGTTGCAAACAGAATCAAAAGTGTATGAGTTTGCGGCAGTCCAGCCATAGTTAGAGACAATGTACGTTGTATGTTGTGCACCAGAGCCGGAAGTACCTGCGTAAATAGCAGAACCGTTATAACCTGAAGTTATAATCCCGTCAGTAGCATTGCCGACCCTAATAAAAACATCAGCAGTTGAGCTCCAACGCACGTTACGATAGGTCACAGTGACTTGCATTACATCACTAGGAATCGAGCCGAAGGTCTGTAAACCAATTCCGTTTAAGTCTGCAACGGTGCTTACAAGACCATTGTTACCTGTCGATTGCGTAACATCAGCCCAGGTCAATACACCGGAACCATTAGTTTGAAGGTATTGGTCAGTGTTACCATCGTTAGCAGGCAACGTTAGAGTGGCGTTAGATCCAACCGTTGCAGGTGCTTTAAGTGCAATATAGTTGCTGCTATCAGAGTCAGCAAGTCGTAGTTCGTTTTGGGCGTTAAGGGTAAGGTTACCAGTCATTGCACCACCAGAAGCATTAAGCTTACCAGCGATGTTTGACATAGATTCTTCTACATCAGTTCCGCTGTTGTCCCAAATAACAGCGTCTGCTTTAATTTTGCCGTAGGCCATAATTAATTTAAAATACTAAGTTTTGCACCGCTGGGAATTGTAAAAACAACACCAGAGTTTAAAGTCATAGGACCAACCATTGCATGGTTTTGGTTATCAGCAAATGTCCTACTAGCTGATTGGGTGACATCAGTTGAAATCAAGTCTTGCGATAAAGCACCAACTGCAGTCGTAACAAATGCTGTGGTAGCAATACGGGTTGAGTTGTTCCCTGCTGTTTGAGTAGTGGTAGTAGGGTTACCACCGAGAGCCACATCGTCTTCAATCTTGGCTCCTGTAACTTCACCATCGGGAATGTCGGCAACCGTAACCGCACCCGTGGCAATATGAGTGGTAGATATTACATCATTAGCAATACCACCACCTTTTACTTGTGTTAAAGGCATAATTAATTAGTTGTTATCGTGCAGTTACAGGTGGTTGGTTTCCGCCCCCGAATGGGTGTTCAGCAAAAGCCATATACAAATAAGTTGATCCAGAGTTGTTATTAATAGAACCATTGTCACGCGCTTTAAAACCATTTGATAAAATGTCTAAATCATTACCACTAGTAACTTCAGAAGCAGTTTGGTTTGGTCTTAAAGTTAGCAGAGCTGGATTAGTTGGACTTCTTGTGGAGTCATAAATTTGCCAATCAAAAGCACTTGTAGAGCTTTTTAAAATTATTAGAGCGGGCTTAAACCCTAAATATACAAACGTACCATCAGAATCACCATTACCAACGTACGAATCGAATTTTGAATACCCTTCCACAGAGTGCCAGCAGTAGGCAATCATATCGTCAGCGCCGTTTGTTTGCAGGGCATCGCCTACTGTGAATACGGTAGAATTTGGCGCCGTGTCATTCCAGCGATCAACTGCATCATTAGTCGTATCAGCGGTGTTAAGAGCCATATATTTATCTTCAGGCGCAGTAGCATCTTGGCCTACATGATAAACAGCCCAATCTGCAGAAGTATCTCTATTTTTAGTAAATATACATTCAGGCGGAGAACTTAAACCATGGCCAATTGTTGCTCCAAGAGTGCTGTTACCAGTGTAAGAAACAATACTAAAGCCAGCATCAGTGTTAGCGCTTACACTGCTTGTAAGCGTGCCATCAGTGTTTGAAACAGCAGTGCCACCTGCTTTCCAGCACCATGCAACATAATCGTTGCTGCTGTTATTCCAAGAGCCATCAGAGGTATCAACAGTAAATCCGTTTGAATCAAAACTCGTAAACCTACTAAATGATGACGCCTGTTGATCCTCGCTATTAGAAAATAAAACAGAATCAGTGCCGCGAATTGTATCCACCAAAACGTGGTTATCTGCAGCATCACGCACTTTAATCCATATAAGATCAGGAGAAAATTCTAGACCTGTGATTGAATTACTGTTGTTAGTTCCTGAATAAATTACAGCTTCAAAATGCTCTTTGCCATTCTTAATCGTTGGCTCAGCAAGGTTGTTGGTTTGTAGTGCAGAGAAGCCAGACGGTGCAGTGTAAATAAATGGCATTTGACCAAAATTTACAGCGCCTGTCTCGTTGCCGCCTGAGCCGACAACACGAATCCAAGGTATGTAACCCGTGTCACTTACATCGTGAGTTGCCGCTGGATTAGTCCCAGCCGCTGGATCGCCAACAAAAGTACCATTTCGGCCAAACCAAACTTGTCTAGTATCTGCGTCGAAAGCGACGTTTAAAACATCATCATCCGCCAGATCTGTTAAATAATCTTGTTGAGTTCGCGATCCGTTGACATAAAGATCACCAGCATTTTCAATGTGTACGCCTGTGCTGTAACCAGAAAGGTTGCCAGTGATATGAGTATCAGCGGGCTTAATTCCGTACTCTGTCCCGTTATCAACATCTTTTCTAACAAACTCAAAATAGTATTTACCTGATGTCATCGCGATTGAGGCAGTCGCAAGTGCTGCGGTGGTGGCGCCAACATCCGTCACTTCTAAATTTGCCGATTGAATACCAACATCACCCCCAGTTGTATTTAGAGGATTCAACGTCGCATAATTACTCGTCGGCGTATCGTTGAAATCTACGTCGTTGTCGGTGTTGCTGCTGCTAATTGCAGCGGTGTCAAAACCAGTTGCGCTAAAATCATTGTTATTACCGCTTACATCATTACCCAGATCAGAGCTATCTGCAAAGTCAAGGTGGAAACCATTAGTGCCATAAGTACCTGTGTAATTCTTTGGTACCCATACACCGTTTTCTTGGTATCTGCCAAAAGAAGTTGCATCTAATGATTGACCATCAACCATATACACATCAGCAACATAGCCGTTTATTTGATCTCGTGAACCACCACCAGGCAAATCACCAATCGAAAATGTTACAGTATCTGCATTGACAAACGTATCTGAATTTTGACCAAAAGAAGTTGTTTCAGTTAAAGTTTGTTGAACACCGTTGATGTAAAACCTGAGCCTATCTGCTGAAGCAGATTGAGTAGTATCCCAACGCCAGACAAAGTGATACCAACTAGAAGGATCACGTAGCATTGCCGTACCTTCATAGAGGAAATTAGTCTCCCCACCACTAACGTTGTACGTTTTCATAACGTCATCCTCTAGCCTCATGCCAGTTCTGTTACTAGCATTGCTTCCGGCTTCACCTAGCAATTCAAAATAACCAGCACCACTATTATCTGGATCACCACCAGAATTAGTTTTTTTAAACCAAATACTGTAAGTAAATGTGCGACGATTGCCTGCTGTTTGTGTACGGTTTAAATGGTTACCTTCACCTCTAAACCTTAAACTCTGACTAATAGTATCTCCAAGGTCAGCGACGGGAAACCCCGCCGCACCTCCTAAAATATTACTAAACATAATTACGAATAATTGAAGGTGGCTACGCAGTGAATACTGGTAGTAGTTCGTACGATGTAGTCAATACGGTCAACAGCGTTAGCAGCGGTACTAAAGGTTGGATGTGTACCACCTTTGGCAAAGTGCCAGTTAGCAGCCGGTGTCAGTGTCCTACCACCAGTACCGTCTTGGACAATAAAGATAGAACCAGTTTGACCAGGCTCTGCGTTGGTTGGGTTACCAAGGGTTCGGTTATCACCAAGCGTGACGGTGTGGTTGTTGGCTAGTGACAGGTCAACAGCAATAGTTGCTGCATCGGTCAAAGTATTGAGTGCACTAGATGCACGTTTAACTTCGACAGTACCAGTACCGTTTGGTTGAATAGAAATATCACCGTTAGATACACTGACAATCTGATTACCGTTTACATCCAGGTTTCCACCAAGCTGTGGTGTGGTGTCATTGACAACATCTGTGTTGACAGCTCCAACAGCAGTAGTTACAAACTCTGTAGTTGCAATACGTGTGGTGTTGTTACCAGCAGTCTGTGTGGTTGTAGTTGGGTTACCGCCAAGTGCTACATCATCAATGATCATCGCAGATTGAACCTGCGTTTCACCAATTTCACCAGCAGCAGCTGCACCTAA